CCCGGGGTTAGGAAAAAGAAATCCCTAGCCTTGATGCTGGCATAAAGCCAGCACCGTTTGCTGCTAACACGCGATGAACCGCGTGACCTACGTGTCACTGTTACGAACGACGATTCACTGTCGCTACGAATCGGATTACAACGATTCCGAGTCGAGTAAAGCCAAGTCAAATACTTAACCGAATCATTCCCATCATACTCACGAGGCTTAAAAATTAAGGCCTTGTGGGTGTGCGAGAATGTCTCGGGGTCGTATTTGAAGCCCCAAGGTTTGTTCTTGTGGAGCCACCACCAGGGTGCATGGATATGACTATCCGTGCATTCGGAGGGAGGCCCGAACAATTGCAAATGCTTGGGTATAACGCTAACCAGATAATCGAAAGTTCGATCACTCTGGAACTCGGCACCCACGCCAATGGTGTTCATAAATGAAAACACCTTCGCAAGGACTAGATTATAGTTCTTGAGATAGACGGGGCGAACAGGGACACCACTGTGAAAGTCTTTCCCGCAAGATTCGCGGAAAGACCCAGTTACGTTGGTTTTGCCAGGGTTAACCCGAAAACCACAGTAACGGAGACTCTGCAGTGTAAGGAGCGATGCCTCGCGGGAAACGATGATATCGTCCCCGTAAGCCAAAGCCTTCTTAGAACCACAGAGAGACTCACAGGCTTGGGCAATAGCCCAAAATAGCAATGTCTCGAGGGCAAAAGTATAACCGTTGCCCATGGAGGACCACTTAGAAAACTCCTTCACTTGACCATCGTGCTCAAAATAATGAGAACGCAGATCATCTAGAAGAGCTTTCCACTGTGGGCGAACCAACCTATGGATGAGACCAGGTGAAACGCAATCAGAGGCAGATGAGAGATCTATCGTCGACCAAGTGTCGATACATAGATGATCCCTGCTACCTTCGAAGGCGCGAATCTGGTTCCATTTCTGGGAGCTAATATCTATATTAGCATGAGTTCGAAGGCGTCTAACTAGGTATTCATGAACACCTAGTTGGAGGGCGACGTTCCCAAAAGGTTCGATTGCTATTGTACGGTAGGTGCGTTCGTCCTTAGGGACGAACGTTAACTTGCAGCTTTGGACATTCTTCCACGGTAACCTCACTGTCTTCGAGACAATGTCGATCTCTCCACGCTGTTTAACCCATTCAGGGCAAGACAGAATAAAGAGTTCGGCATAAGGTCTACACGCGGGAGTCACGGACCAATCCTTCTGCCCTAGTTTGTAATAGGGAGTCGTTTTGGTACGATCCTCGGAGCAGAATGTCATTCCTGGACCAAATCTACCTCTGGAAATAATGTCTTGAAGGGCATTATCAACAGAACCCAAAACCGAATCGACAAGAGAACGAGCACGCGAGAGTACAACTCTCATGGTCTCATCCTCCCGATTCGGGTAGGCATCAAAGTGCATAAGTTTCTTTGTCGAAATACGACAAAGGGACTCTGACCAGTAAAACTTGGCCAGAGCAGCAGCGGTGCGCCCAGAAGATCCTTCCCCGAAGGGGTAGGGAACCTTTGAGAACAGTGCTGCCACTTGTGCAACTAGATGGTAGGAATGGGGACACTCATACAACTGTGGAGTGTCGTAATCAGCGATAGCCGAGCGGATCCCCGGTACATTCCGGGCTCGAATTGAGCCCAGAAGACGATCGGATAGACCTGCAGGTAAATCGGACTGATTTTCCAGGATGAAGCACCTGGCAACATCAAAACTAGTAGTCAGAGGAACTCGATTGAGTGAGTTCTTCTTCTTTGACTTCCGGTTGCGATGAAGCTTCTTTTCGGCGGGAACTGCCATTTTGGCCATCCTCATAAAGAGATAAATGGTTAGAAGGGTGCTTGGACGGATAATCGCGGAGGTTATAATATATAACAGCCGACGATAGCCCGAAGATGAGAAGATAGAAGGCAAACTCCATGCGTTTACGCACGGGGGAAGCGACCATCTTCCAGCAACGGGTCCATCAAGAGAGGATCACGAGCCACGGCCACGAGCATCGCAACAGCCTCTTTCACGAGTGAAACAGGCTGGTCTTGCGGTGCACGGACTACGAGCTCAACGGTGATGTTGCCCGAACGGGCAGTACCATCCTCGTTACGATCTCCGAACACGGTTTTCACCGTAGTGCGGAGCAGATCCTTGTCCTTCCCAGTTCCAGTAGGCAGAGCCCGGGAAAAGAGGACAACGCGGGGCTCACGGATCGAATGATCCGGGAGATCAAACCCAGCCTTGTCACGCTCCGAAGTCGAGACTTTCGCATCGACAGTGGTGGTACTCGAGAGAGTACCTGCGGTTTTAATATCCATTATGGTTCCTTAGGGTAAAACCTTAGTGCCCTAATATCTGAAGTATCCCTTTCCGGCCTTGAAAGGCGAGAGCGGCTAAATCAGCGATCTTAAAAGCGTTCAGGTTAACTTGGATAGAAGGAAGGGGAATGTCAAAGTACAGACTCCGTTCGTGGAAGTGAGAGTTTGTTGTCTCACGCCCAGGAGCTAAAGAGTACGTCCAGAGACCGTCACCGACAACCGTTGTATCATAGGTGTCAGTGTACGCCCTTGTAACCGAGATTGATATACCCAACCCTGTATATCCGACACGAGGAGAAATGGCTTGAAGCCAGGACCCAATGTCGAAAAACCAGTCAAGAACGAATGAGAGCTTTGTAAGCTCGTATGCGGTGATGACTGGGTTGGCCCCAATAGCGGTCATGTCATCTTTATAAAAACAGACGGCACGATAAGTACACGTACCTTCGCGCTTACGCACGGTAGTCCAGATGGAATTACCGGTGTAAGTTTGAACGTGCGTCTCTTCAAAGCTAATGGGAACAACATGACGATACGACTTACGGGAAATACGCCCTTCGCTTTTATGCTTGAGCGCATTAACAATAGATTGTACGTCATATACTAGGGGCCGCAAGCCATAGCGACCAGCGAGCCAGCGAGAACTCAGTATATCGAGGGCTCGCTGGGGATCGTAGTCGCGTTTCTGGCGACGAGATTTCTTCGTCTCACGACGTCGAGCATCTCTAGCGGCACGGCGGAGCTTCTTATGGAAATAACCATAGATATCCGCAAGCATACTAACTGTCTCAGGTAACTCGCCAAAGAAAGTCGTAAGATCCCAATCAGGGGTCTTAGCCGACGCGATGGCATTTATCACTGCATAGCTAGTATCGCTGTACGACGGGGTATATTCCGGGATGTAAGACTGGCCCGTGATGTAAAGCGGGTCGATCTTGCCCGTAAAGTGGAAAACAGTACCGGTCCCAGGGTCAGTCTTGTCAGCCGTACCAATACAGGGCAGAGAATCTGCCGTGAATGTACGGATCGTGACAGGATTGATCGGAAGGAACGCACCGTCAGCTTTCAAGTCACCAAAGTCTGGAGTAACGGTATCGACAATGGATTTTGTGCCACCATGACGTTCCTGTCCTTCGTAATAGTTCCCGTAAAGGGAACCATCACGATATTCAGACCACGTCAAGTTGGACGGATCCGAGCCGATACTGCTACTTCTAGACCGTGACATATAAGTTGAACTCCACTCAATCGCAGGATGTAATGTAGGCCCATGCGCGAATGCTCATGTGAAAACCTACGCCCATAAAGGGCAGAAGCGGGTACATCACCCAGGACGGGGGTCAGAAATGACCC